CGCCCTGACAACAACTTCTGATAGATTACAGAACTGATAGGGTCTGAGGATGATTTCGCTACATGGATTAGTTCCAAAATCATAGGTAGCATCTCGTCGCTCATTCTTTGCAGCTTGCTTTTGACTTGCGACTCTAGAGAACATACCTCGCTCTCCTGAACGGGACTCGTATAAACTTTTCCACTCATCTAAAAATGCCTCAAAATCTGGCTTCTCTGTGTAACACGCGCTATTGTTTGCTAGTCCTCGTTGAGGATTGTCTTGCCACCATTGTCCTGATTTACATCGTCGGAGTCTGTCGTCTGTGAGATTAGATAAACTGATGAGAGCAGATCTTCTGACACCGCCAACGACAACGATCTGTGCAATCTTACAGCAGAGATCGTGACATTCGATGGAGCTAAGTTTTCGTCCAGCAGCTTCCCGAAAGACGTCAACGGTGAACTTAAACAGATCGACAAGAGGTTCTGGACCAGATGCTCTACCTCCGAAGGTCTTAAGGGCTGACCCTGCAGGTCGTACTCCAGATATGTCCCACTTCGGAAGTTGACCCGAATACAACAGGCTGACAAGTTCTCTGTAAGCTTTTGCCCATCCAATTTTGCTGTCCGCCACGTGTATAACACTGTCGGTTTCATGAAACTCCTCCGCTACTTCCGGTAGTTTAGATACGTACTGTCGTTCTACGCTAAAGCCTACACCTGTACCACACATAAGTACGTACATCATTTCGTCAAAAGCTTTAGGGTGGTCAATAGGCATGTAGCTGCAGTTGAATCCAGCTACGTTGTCACGGTCAAGAGCTTCACCTGCTGTCATTAATGCCCGCATAGAAGGCATAACATCTAAACTATGGATGTCAGCAAAGATACCGTTAGCTTGCTCTAGTGTCAGCTTTCCTTTCTCTATCCAGAAATTTAAGTACCTGTCGATTGTTTCTTCCCATGTTTCACGCCGCTGCTCGTCAGGTAAGTACCTAGCGTAGCGTGACTTATGGATATATTGTTGATATGCGTCCATTAATTAATTTCCTTTATCAGTCTATCAATGTACCAACGACACTTACGCAAGTCTTCCGCTGGCTTTCCTTTGTAGTCGTAGCGCCATAAGTACTTCAAAGCGTTGCCCTTCAGATAGCCTCTGAACTCGTGTTCAGGCATGGACGCCTTGATTGCTTCTATCGCTTCGACAGCACCTTTGTTGTAATGATCTGGCCGCTCTACAGGGTCTGGCTTTTTCTTCCGTACTGAAAGATTGTTGAGTGCCGTTACTGTGTCCCATTCTTCCGGAGTCGCTTCATCAATACTCATTTTCTTCGTCCTCTAGTTCCTCTTCAAAAGCATCAAACCTGTTAATCAGTTTGTCTTCAAACCTGTCAAGAAGTTCTTCTGAAGTAATCTCTAACGCTTCTAACAAGTCGTCGGGATCGTAGAGCTTCAGAAGCTTTTCTTTAATTTCCCCCAGCGTTAGTGACATAATCAAGCAACTCCTCTAACGTATCAATATTGTACCATGTAATGTTTTCTTTTTCACACCACTGTGCCATTGTCATCTTGGCTCCTTTTCTTATTTTTTTGTTTGGTTGCATCAGTACAAAAACAAGCTCCTGTCCTGCTGGCAGACTATCTCTAATCGAAGTGTACTTTTTGGTGTCTCCGTCTCTGAAGTATCCCTTACACTCCACGAGAACACCAGAGGCATTATGAACAAAGTCAGGACGATAACTGCGCTGAATGGTGTAGGGGACGGTGAAGGGTTCATAATCAAAATCCTTTAGTATCCTGCTTACTTCTTCTTCAAACGTGCTTCTAAATTTCGATTTCTTGGACCTTCGGCTCATTGAGTACCTCTACTAAGTATCGTGGTCCTGTTGAGTAAGCAAACGCTCTCAAGCCAGGCCAACAGTTTTTCTTATACGCACAGTAGGAACAACCAGTGTCCAGCTTCATGTTGCCACTCTTGCCGTCTTCTTTTGGCTTGTAGCAATGCTTTGGAGGTTCTGGTTGTTCCACCATTGTTTTGATGTGGTCAATACGATCACTTATGTCGTACCCGATAACTTCATGGACAGGCGCTTGTACGTCCTCGTCGTCATACATAAGGTACGTCAAGTGACCGTTCTGTTTGTCCATAGCTAACCACCCATATCGAGTTTCTTCTTCTGCTCTTGCATATCCCTTAATTTGAGAAATGTAGCCAAACGGGTCATCAAAAGCGAGACTTCCATCTTTGAATTTCCTAAACCCATAAGTGGACACGCTTTTAACATCAGTGACAACGCCGTCAATTTTGCAGTCCATAGAGCCACTAATACCGTTAACTTCACACTTTTTCTGTTCATCCGTCACCTCGTGACCTGCTGCCCGTGAAAGAAATAAAAGCAGCTCTTCTATAAGATGTCCGTAGAGAAACTTGACGTAGGTGTGACCTTGCATGTCGTCATCTTTTTCTACGTCATTCCACACGTTCCATAAGTACCGATCTTTGCGTCCAATGTTGGACATACGCAGCTTACGTGAGTCGTCACGCTTTTGTGTAAACTCGTGACGCATAAGCTGCTTAACGCCTTCACCAAAGGCTTCAATACAGTCCTCTATATCTACGCCTACAGGCACTTCCTTGGTTTCAACAAGTTTGTAAATGTCGTCTATTAATGTATAGATGTTTTTCATGGTTTGACCTTAGTGGGTTTCTGCCCACGTAGTTCCGATTTGGTACTCTCCGTCAAGGGGACATCTGAGTTTAAAGTGTAAGCCCGACGCCTTGAGACATTCGACTGCAAGCCAACCGAACTTCTCTGCTTGGTCTGTAGCCACTTCCGACTGTACTTCGTCATGTATATTGCCTATAAACTTATAATCAATGTCCCATTCTTTTGCATAGTCGTCAAGGATAATCAAAGCCTTCTTCATAACTATAGCGCCAGCAGCTTGTAATAACGTATTCAATGCAGCATGTTGAGATCTAACTCTAAGTCTTCGTCCATCAAGTCCTGTGAGATAGCCTGACCCAGATGCTCTAGCAACGCGGTCTCGTAGACTTTCAAGAGAAGGTGTATTTGATAGAAATCGTCGTTTAAGGTCTGCGCCGTCCTTTGCGCTTCCTCCAACGATGGTTCCAATTTTTGCGTCTCCGGCTCCATAGAGGAAAGCGTAGATGAAAGTTTTAGCTTGAGGTCTTGTTTCAAGCCCCGCAGCCAGTTGATTTCTTGTATGTATATCTTCGGTGAGGAGGACATTAGTAAATTCCTTGTCGTTCATGTAGTGAGCTAACATACGTAGCTCAAGACCACTAGCGTCAAAACCTACGAGTTTCTTATTTTCCGGTACAGTCCAACAAGATCGGCACTCTTTACCGTAAGGACTATGCCCTGCAGGGACTTGTGCCATGTTGGGAGACTGGTGGGTCATGCGACCAGTCACAGCACCATTGCTAATGACTCTTCCATGTACTCTACCGTCGTCCTGGACAGATTCTAACCAAGAGAGTACCTGCGCGTGACGCTTCTGAAGCAACAGATATTCCAGAACTTTTGCCGCTTCTGGGACATGATCGTTTTGCTTAAGCGTCTTTTCGTCGACAACAGGCTTTCCGCTTGGCGTGACTTCCGACCATACAGCACCTTTTGTCTCAAGTCTCTCTGCCACTTGTTGCCGGGAACCGACGTTGAAAACCGTAACCTTGTCCTTAAGTCTTTTCCCTGTTTTTTCAGAGTACCTTTCTTCGACAATGGGTGGAAACATCTCTTGTAGTTCGGCTTGTATGTCATTCATGCCTTCCTTAAAAGTAGCGCACAACTCATTAGCCAACTCTTGGTCCAGAAGCCAGCCGTTGCGTTCCTGCTCCTGCATAAGCCACTGAACCTTATGCTCAAGTTCTACGCATTCTTTGTCTTTCCAGTCCTTCATTTCCTTAAGGAGCTTTTGATGTACTGCTTCCGTGACTGCTACGTCCTGTATACAGTAGTCAATCATCTCCTGTGACAGACAAGAAAAGTCAGAATGGTCACCTTTGGGAAAGCCCAACTCATTCCCCCAGTTCCGCAAAGAGTGACCACCTGACTTGCTAGGGTCAAAAAGACGTGAAAGTACCAAAGTATCTACTACCCTCTCAGAGGCCACAGAAAGACCCCAGAGACGTTTTAGGACAGGGAGGTCGTACCCTATCAAGTTGTGTCCAACGACGCTCACAGAGCCTTCTAGAGCCTTACAGAGGGTATCTGGAGTAGTGTGTACAGTGTCTACACCATTTTCCCTGGTTACGACACACCAGATGGTCGTAGGGTTTAAACCGTCAGCTTCTAAGTCAAGGTAGATCAAGACTTCTCCTGTTTTGAAATAGTACGGTTCTTAAAGTCAATACCGCTGAAGTTCTGATAGTCCTCAATACTTCTAGCGGTTCCTAGTCCATATTCGCCTAAGTCAACGGCGTCGTCAATAGTCCCTAACATCGAAGCAACTCGTCTTTTGGACTCTAGGTCGATTATTGTCCAGTCCTTATGGTCACCTGAATGTGTATTTCTACCTTTCCTTGTCCATAAGTGATAAATAACTAACTTGTTTGGATGATAAAAGTCCCATCCTGAAGTCCACAGTCTAACAGCCATTGATATTTCTTCACCAAAAAAGTAAAGGTTTGGATCATAAGGTACTTCCTGCATGTAACTACCTTTACCAAAAAGAAACCCTGCAGCACACACTATTCCTGGTATAGGCTTGTCTGGTGCCTTATCAATCGGCGTAAGTGTGGAAGTAAACGTAATAATGTTTTGTGGTGTAAACTCCTTTGGTCTCATAGTTAGAATATGAGTTTTCCTAAGCTTCATCGGTGGTTCATAGTCAGGCGGATAAGTAGTCAACAAGGGCTTGTCTGAATCACACTCAGCCAACATATTGATTAGTATTTCGTCCCAGCCCTGTTCAAAACGCATGTGACTGTCTATTTGTAAAGCGTAGTCCTCACCGTTATAAAGCTTTTGTGCTTTTGCCCTAGCCCAACAAGCGCCTTTGCTGGACATGGCGTCGTACTTCTCTACTTTAATTTGTGGGAAAAACTGTGCGAACGAAATAAAGCTGTCGTCTTCTCCTTCCACACCCTGCCAGATGATGCCTATGGAAAGTCTGTCTGGGTTCGTTGCTTTTTGAATCAGGTCAAAGCAAGTTGCTTCTGTTTCTGGATCTCTATACGCCGCTATTTGAACAAATATCGTAGGCTTAGTCTTCATCTTTGTCACCAAACAAGTCGTACTGCAGATCTTCAGGCTCTTCGTAGTCTGTTCTTAAGAAGTCCTTTTCTTCCGTCGTCTTTTTTCTATGGCAGTTGGAACAAAGAACAACACAGTTTTCTAACTCTGCTATTACTTTGTCCCAAGAATAGACCCAAGCACGGGACAGCTTAAAGTTTTTCTTTGACCTGTCAACGTGGTCAAGCTCAAGTGCTTCAGGTATTTCATTATAGCCACAAACAGAACAGCCTCTTTCAAGCTTAAAGTCTCTTATGAACTTCATTTTTGCTATTCCGTGAGGGGAATGTCTACCCATTTAGAAGTCTTCCCCAATTAAGGGGTTAGCTACTTCCGTCAGTCTACCTGTTGTTCTGTCGTACTGAAGCCAACAAGC